GCTTTGAGAACAAGATCAATATTCATATCGGTGCTACCTATGGCGACAAGCATTCCACGGTGCAACGTTGGTTGCAGAATTGGGACCGATTGTCTGATAGTCTTAAGTCCCGTTTGGTTATCGAGAATGACGACAAGGCTTCTATGTACTCGGTTCGCGACTTGTATGAAATGCTGCATCATGACATTGCAATTCCTATCACATTTGATTATTGGCATCATACTTTCAATACCGGTGACTTGTCCGAAGAAGAAGCATTCTTCATGGCGCGTGAGACTTGGCAACGACACGGTGTTACTCAGTGTACACACTACTCAGAATCTCGTCGACGCGAGGCACAGGTGCAGATCGAGCGTATGTTCGAGCACCATGGTATCTCAATGGAGGACTTGCCTAATTGGCCTACTTTTCACAAGCAGTACAAAGAATTTACCAAGATCAAAGAGCAGGCTCATGCCGATTATATTCTTGCTACTCCTTGCACTTACAATGTTACAGACTTAGACATTATGGTCGAGGCCAAGGCCAAAGAGCAAGCGCTTATCCGGGTAGGTGTTGAATGCTGCCAAAATCCGGAGCTGTTTTTGATGGATTAATATTTATTTATATATTAAAATTAACCTTAAAGGAAAGTTATGGCAAATTACAAATTCAAAAACAAAATTACAGATGATATTGAGGATGCAATCAACATCATTCAGCAAGTTGGCAGATCACTTAACGAAGGTAAAACTGATAAACAATCAGCTTTAATTAGTTTAGCAACCGCTCTGAAAAAATTAGAATCTGCTCGTTATTATATTGACCGAGACTAATCAAACATACATATGGCAAAATCAAAAAACAGTAAACCTCCAAAGGGTTTCAAAAGATTACAGTGCAAATATTGCGACAATGTTTCTGACCGGGTTGATGAAAATGCAACAGCCGTTACATGTTGGCAGTGCACTTCTAAATTAGTTAATGGTCAGGTCTTGGAAATACGCAAGTAATATACTATTATTTATATAAACTATGTTAGAAGCAGAAAAAATAAAATCCAATTGGGAACGTTATCGTGAAATCGTTAACACCATGTTTCCTACCCGTAAAGCCGAATTGAATCGTTTATATGATGATTTTGAAGATCGTTTGGTTTTGATGCCAGCATCATCCGTAGCACATTTTCATAATGCATTTGCCGGAGGTTATGTAGACCATATACTCCGTGTTATTGATTGCACAAAAGCATTGTATACAACATGGCAATCTATGGGTGCTGATATGTCTGGGTATACTGAAGAAGAAATGATTTTTGCTGCAATGCATCATGATTTAGGTAAAGCAGGATTTCCAGGAGATGGTAATGAAGTGTATCAAGTAGAAACTTCGGATTGGCATCGCAAGAATCAAAACAAAATGTATCGTCACAATGAAAACATTCCGTTCACAATGGTACCAGATCTTTCAATTTGGTTGCTACAAGAATATGGAGTTAAATTGTCTTGGACAGAATATCAAGCAATTAAGATTCATGATGGTATGTATGATGATGCAAATAAACCGTATTTCATTGCTCGTTCAGCTCAAGCCAAATTGAAAACTAATTTGCCTTTGCTATTGCACCATGCAGATCATATGGCATCGCAGATTGAGTATGAACGATGGAGAAATGGAAAAGCAACCTCACCAGCACCAGTTGCAGAAAAGAGTCGCATTCAAAAAAGTAACGGACTTAAAAACCTAGCAGAAAATAATCCAGAGGTTGAACGAACTTTAACGGATATTTTTAGTGCATTTAATCAGGATTAAACATGATATTTTTAATTATTACAAGCTTGTTATTATTAGGTGCAAGTATTTACGCTGGTGTTCGTATTTGGTATCTTGCTGGGACTTTAGCAGATGCACAGGAATACATTGAGGAACTAGAAGTAACAAATCGTTACATGTATAGTCGAATTACAGAAGCTTATGATGTCATGAAACAAATTGACCGATTAGGAGCTTTTGCGGAAGAAGATGAAGCAGGAACAACATTCCAATTATTGAACGAAGTAATCACAGAATTAAAAGAAACATTCGATGGCGAAGCGCAAGAAGAAAAGTAATGTATACTTTACTCGTATTACTGAATTAGCAATACTTGGATACAACAAAACCGAAAACATGATACTGCGAGAAAAGATATATCGCAGGTTCATTTATCCAGCATTCATGAAGATGGCTGAAAACTTAATCAACACTGTTAAGCCTACTTACATTGATTCTACTTTCATGGATCTTCAAACCGATTTAGTTACATACTTAACTGAACGACTAAACAAGTTTAATCCAGATGCTGGTCGAGCTTATTCATATTATACCAGAACATCTTTTAATTACCTGATTGGTGAAAACCAAAAAGCTTATGCAAAGGTAAAAGGTGATACAGTTGAATTGAATATTGATGAGCAACGCAATGTGATCACGGAAATGCATAACGATGAAATGCGTGAAACATTAGAATACTTCATGAACGCTTACATTGAACATTGCTATAATAATCTGAATTACATCTTCACAAATTCTACCGATATACATGTTGCAGATTCAATTCTGCATATCTTTGAGAATCGAGAAAATATTGAAGACTTCAATAAAAAGCGATTGTATATTTTAATTCGAGAACGAACTAATCTAGATCCTTCCCAGACAAATGCAGTAACCCGAGTAGTAAAAGTATTAAAACAAATCTACGATGAATCATTTAAAGAATATGAACAAGCAGACTTCATAAATCTGCCTTTTTGATATTTATACTAAAGGATTTATGTTATGGATAAGAATGATGAACTATTCAAAGGAACTAGTTTTGCAGACTTAATGTCCGATGTTTATCACAATTCTAAAAAGAAAGATCGTCAGATCAATCAACTCATTGCACAGTTACAACCGTTAATTAAGAATGCATCAGACGCAACAATCATAGTTCCGCTTATTAAAGAATACTTGGATGTTGCAGTTAAAAATGATGACCACCTAGTTAAACTAACAGCAATCGTGCAACGATATATTTCAACCAAACAAACTATATCTGGTGCTGATGGTCTTTTGAGTGATGAAGAAAAACAACAACTATTAAAAGTTGCTGAGGCTACTTTAAGTTCGGAACTAGAAGAGGAACTTGACCGGATGGCAGACGATGATGCTGTAGTAGCACAACAAATTGCAGTAGCAAAATCTAAATTGACAAAGGATGTAAATGAGTGAAATTCTGTTTGACATTGCAGAGGTATTAGAATATGACGATACATATCGTTATATCGACCCTTCTGGATCAAATACCAATGTTAGCAATTTATTTTCAATCAAAGTCAGATCATGCGCATCATATTTCAATGATAAACCATTCATTGTGCAACCAGCGTCAGCTAACATCAAACAGATACCGTTAGTTGGAGAAATTGTTTTAATCTATAAAACATTTAACCAAGCATCAACTCCAACTAAACGACGAGATGCTTGGTACTATTTAACTACCTTAAATATACAATCATCGATTCATGCAAATTCTTTGCCTGGATTATCTAATAGTTTAATTACACAAGAAGAAATTGATGCTGCTAAACCAGGCAAAACATTCCAATATAAGACCGTCTCGCCGCTTCAACCATATGAAGGTGATTTGTTATTAGAAGGTCGTTTTGGAAACAGTATACGCTTCGGTAACACGGTTAAAACCGGTGGTATATATTCTGTTAATGCTCCTTGGGCTGGTATACTACATCCTAAGCAACCGGATCCGATTATTATTTTATCTAATGGTCGTAAAAATTTACTTGGCAAACAATTTGTTGCTGAAAATATTCAAACAGATGATTCATCGATATATTTAACTAGCACACAAAAACTATCAGCCTTCAAACTAAATAATCGAATTCGACAGTCGACATCACAATCTGCATTTGCAAAATCTCAATTTATAGGTACCGCTGATCGAATTGTATTGAAATCAAAATCTGATATAATTATCCTGGATTCGAAACTAGCTGTTGAACTAAATTCGCCAATAATTTCTATGGGAGTTAAACGGTCCAAAGAGCCCGTATTGCATAGCACAGCTGTCGAGACTATTATCAATATTATAATGCAGATTCTAAATGGAGGATTAACTGACAGTAATGGTGCGCCGGTAGTTGCTGATCCTTCCTTGATTGCAAATATATCAAAACAGTTAACCCAGTTAAAAAATAAATCTATACTGCAGGATACGTATAAAGGATAAAAATGGCTACGGTATTTCCATTTAACAAAGTTTCAAAAATTCCATCAATTATATTAAAGCAACTTTTGTCATTGTTGTTTAAACAGCAACAGTTAATATTGCAATTGATACTGGAAATGGATAGTTTTAACGTGTCAATATCAAAAAACGCAAAATGCGATGATGCGGAAATATCTGCATTAAAAAACAAATTAGGTGAGTTACAAAAAAATATAGACGGTCTTAATTCTATATTAAATATACTACCACCAGTGACTACTGCATTTCGTACGCTTTCTACAGTTGCAACAGTATCATCCACTGTACAGTTAGCAATACCAACCGTACCCGGAGTAACATATGGTCCAATCGGACAAACAATATCAGCATTTGCTGATTTAATTGCAAATGTAGATGCATGCACTTCCACGTTAAATAATGTAATTGCACAGTTAAATTCATTTTCATCACAAATTTCACAATCAATATCCGATGCTGAACAAACTATTGCTGATAAATGCAAAACATCATCTGGAATAGGAGCTCCCGGCACTGGAGAAGTTACTGATTCTGTGGATGGGACGCAATTACAATACAATGATCCTACTAGCAAGTTTTATCAGCCATACAATGTATCAGATGACGATTTAAATCAACGTCTGCAAGAAATACAATTGTTAATTGATAATGGTTTTGATGCATTATCCAACATAAACGAGGCGCCAAGCAAAGTACTTGTTGGCGAAGGAGCACCAGTAAATTCTATCGGCCAACCGGGAGATTACTATGTTAATACATTGAATCAAATAGTGTTTGGTCCTAAGCTTGAAACAAATTCCTGGAATTAACCCATATTTCTTATAACTTCATATTTATATAAAAGTATTTATATGGATAGTAAAACACTTATACAAGCACTTAAACGAGTAGTACGCGAAGAAGTACGCTCGGTAATTCAAGAAGAATTAACACAAATTCTGAGAGAAGGATTACAGACTACGATTTCTGAAATGAAACGTCCTGCAAAAACTAATAACGTATCAAAGCAGCAAAACATGCTGGTAAAAAAGAAACCGGTGTTTGAAGATAATCGCTGGGCATCTATTTTAAATGATACAGATCCATTATCCGAACAACAACCGTTAGCAATGAATAGTTTCCGAGATATGATGAATGAAGGATTTGAAGAAATTCGAATGACATCACGCGATGCCGCCGGCTTCGGTGCAATGCGACAAAACATGAAAGAAGCTATAGGAGCTGCTCCGACTGCTCCCAAAGTAATGGAAGATCCAGAAACCGGTAAGGTGTATGAAGTTGACCCAACTGTAGCTGCTGCATTAACACGAGACTATTCTGGGTTAATGAAAGCGATAGATAAGAAAAAAGGCAGATAATGGCATTTGTGTATGAAAATGTAAATAATACAACAACCAATGATACCGGATTAGGTGTCGGGTTATCCAATTTAAATTCAATTTTCAGCACAGTATATACCATTCCTCAACAAATTCGAGAAAATTTAAAGACATTGTTACTAACCAGAATTGGTGAGCGATACATGCAACCAACATATGGTACCAATTTATTAGACATAATTTTTCAGCCAAATACAAATGACCTTAAACCAGAAATTGAAGACATACTAGTTGAATCAATAAATTTTTGGTTACCATATGTACAGATTGAAGCAATTAATATTATCACCGCCGAAGATGATCCGGCGCTTCCACACCAAATTCAAATTAGTATTTTGTACAGCATACAAAATTTTAAAGAAGAAACGATCACAGTATTTGCAAACAATGATAATACATTATCAGTAGTATGAGTTTATAATGGAAACAAAAAAAGATGTAAAATATTTAGGAAAAGATTTTGGACAATTACGACAAAACTTAATTGAATTTACCAAACAATATTTTCCAAATTCTTACACTGATTTCAACGAATCATCACCGGGCATGTTGTTCATGGAAATGGCTGCTTATGTAGGAGATGTATTATCATTTTATGCAGATACAAATCTTAAAGAATCATTGTTAGAACAAGCTTCTGAACGAGGCAATGTTTTTGATTTAGCACGTGCCTTAGGATATGTTCCTAATAACGCTGTTCCCGCACATGTAATGTTAGATGTGTTCCAATTGGTACCTTCTATAGGATCGGGAGCAAATGTAGCGCCTGATTTTAATTATGCACTTTCTATAAAACCAGGTATGCAAATAAAACAAGAATCTGGGGACACTATATTTCGCACTTTAGATTCTGTTGATTTTGCATTTTCATCTTCATACAATCCTACCGATGTTACGATATATGAAAGTGATGATGTTACTAAACAACCTACATATTATCTTTTAAAGAAATCAGTAAAAGCCGTTTCCGGACAAGTAAAAACTACCACGTTTACATTTGGTTCTCCGGTAGCATACGATCGTGTTGTATTGCCTGATTCAAATATTATTGAAATAATTTCAGTAAAAGAATCAGATGGAGATTATTGGTATCATGTTCCATACTTGGCACAAGACACAATTTTTGAGGATGTTCCTAACTTGTTAGAAAACGATCCAGATTTTGTAGGATATCGAGATTCGGCGCCTAGTTTATTGAAAATGAGAAAAACTTCAAAACGCTTTGTAACAAGAATGCGAAGTGATAACAAAATGGAATTGCAATTTGGCGCAGGAATATCTGACAACAATGATGAAGAAATTATTCCAAATCCGGATAATGTAGGAAACGGTTTGGCTGGATTCCGCCGAGCTGTTGATATTGATATTGATCCATCAAATTTCTTGTATACGCGAACATATGGGCAAGCTCCTTCTAATACAGTATTAAGTGTAACATACACAGTAGGTAACGGCATAACAGATAATGTCCCGGCAAATACAGTAAAAAATATTAATTTTATTGAATACTCTGACAATATCAATTCGACAAATAATGCTGGATTAGTAAATTTTGTTAAAAATACCGTAGCGGTAACAAATCCAAATCCTGCTGCTGGTGCTAAAACTGCCGATTCTCTTATTGATATAAAGAATAATGCACTGAGTAATTTTGCAACACAAAATCGACTCGTAACACGGGAAGATTATATTGTTCGTGCTTATTCGATGCCGTCAAAATATGGAAGTATTGCAAAAGCATATATTGTACCAGACGATCAACTTACTCAAAAAGAAATGATTGAAACCCGTGTTGCTAATCCATTGGCAATGAACATGTATGTATTAGGATTTGATGCTGCAAAAAAGTTAACTGCGTTAAACGATGCAATAAAAGAAAATCTAAAAACATATTTAGGATATTATCGAATGCTAACAGATGCAGTGAATATCAAAGATGCATTTATTATTAATATAGGTGTAGATTTTGAAATTTCAGTGTTGCCAAATTATAACAGCAATGAAGTTTTATTGCGGTGTGTAAATGCATTAAAAGATTTGTTTAATATAGACCGTTGGCAGATTAACCAGCCAGTTATTAAATCAGATGTAACAAACACAATTGGCAAAGTACCAGGAGTGCAGTCAGTAATTGGTGTTGCTTTGAAAAATTTATATGATACAGATAACGGATATTCTGGCAATATTTATGATTTAAACACTGCTACCAAAAATGGTGTAATTTATCCATCATTAGATCCTAGTATTTTTGAAGTTAAATTTCCTGATCAGGATATAAAAGGTCGGGTAGTAAATTATTAAAGGTAATCCATGTTTAGAATATTTTATGCACAACAAGATGCAACGATGTATGAATCAGCACCAACTGTTAATACTGGTTTAGATGAAATCTTAGAAATAGGAAAGCGTTTAGATACCGATGGTGCTACATTGTTAAAATCCAGAGCTGCAATTAAATTTGATATGTCTGAAATTTCAGCTTCATTATCAAAATATGGAAAAACAGTTAATGACTGTAAATTCATGTTGCAATTGTATACATCCCATGCAAAAAATTTGCCGTCTGATTATGCAATAACTGCCAAGCTATTAGGCCAAAATTGGATAAACGGTACCGGATTTCAGTCCAATACTACCAATGACGGTATATCATGGAATTATCCAATATCTGCTAGTGCATGGTATTCGAGCAGCCAAAACATACAAATTGGTTCTAGCACATTGTATGTGTCCGGTAGTGGTGCCGGAGGGTCTTGGATGTTCCAATCTGCGTCTGCCAGTTCATCATTAGGCTTAATAACATCAGAATCATTTTCATATCGTCCTAGTGATATTAACATGGATATCACAAACGCAGTAAAAATTTGGTTGAGCGGCAGCGGTGGTGCTACTATTCCAAATTATGGATTCCTTCTGCAATATTCTGATGCAGATGAAGCAAATAATGCTGTGTCAGGGTATATAAGATTCTTTAGTCGAGATACTCATACGATATATGTTCCTAGAATAACTATGTACTGGGATAACAGCACTTTTACAACAGGTTCTCTGGCTCCGGTAGACACTGAGTCATATACGACCTATACCCGGGTTAAACCTACGTATAAAGACACTGCAGTAGAAAAAATTAGAATATTTGGCCGCGATAAATATCCACAAAAATCACCAACTAATTTGTTTCCAATGCAAACGGTTAAGTACTTGCCTAGCACAACATATTACACAGTTATCGATGCACTTACAGATGAGACCATAATTCCATACGACGATATTTATAGTAAAGTTAGTTGTGATTCCACAAGCAATTTTATTTATTTAGATTTGAATGGTTTTATGCCGGAGCGGTATTATCGTTTAGAACTAAAAGTTAAAGATGGAATTGTAGAAGATTATATCACAGACCAAATTTACTTTAAAGTGACTCGATAATGGCAACAGTTGAAAGAAGTGCAAAATACATACAAAAAGGCTTAACTGTAGTTTCTGCGGATACCAGTATTCATCCTCGCGACGAAGCCGGTAATATTATTTTGCAGGAAAATTCTGCAGATAATCCATTGTTAATTATCGAACCAAACACAGTTCGTGTTACTACAGAGTCAATGCTTAAAGTGTTGAATACTACATTTGAATATTTTCGTTTCCCAGTTCAATCAACTGTTACACCGGTACTAAATTTAGATTTAGATTTAACTGGTGCCGAAGCAACATTACCAGATTTAATTTATGCAAGATATAAACCATCTGCAGATTTTTCTCCTAATTTTAATCCAGATTTTACTCCAACCGGCATTTTAATGGATCTGGTAGAAGAAGGTTTACCTCAATCAGAAACTAACAAATATAAAGTTTCAAAAGATATAAAAAATACCGGAGCAAATTTACAAATACGTGCCCAAATTGATCATACCACACCAACCGGTGGCACTATATATTTTTATGTAGCAAAAAATGGTCCTAATGGCAAAGATTTGAATTGGAGAGGTCCATTCACTTCTGGTGATGGAACAATTGCTCCAAATGAAACACAACGTGTATTTGTTGATTTTGTAGTTCCTAATAATGAAATACAAATTGGAGACATGTATCAAATTGTAGCTGTTACCGGGCAAGAAGATCATGTAATAAATGCAGGTCAAACATATTTTGTAGTAACCGATGCTGGTAAAAATGTAGATACTTGGAATCAACCAATTGGATAATTAATGTTAACGCAATATAAAAATATCGAACAAATCCAAACTGCGACTACACCAGTATCCGCAGAAAGAATCAGCACCCGGAAACTACAACTTGGCAATACGGATGCAAATGAACCTGTCTTTTTTAATGTGGATATAACAAATGATACTGTAAATTCTAAAGTTGAATTGCATGTTTATTTGAATGATTCGTGGATTACTGGTACACATACAGCTACCATAAAAAACAAAATACCACAATACGTTGACAAAATTACCAATCAAGTAATTAAATTTCCTGTGCAACCGGTTGCGTTGGATGTATATGAAGAATTATCTAATTTAAATTTAACTGCTGGTACTTTCCGTATCGCTGTTAATTTCTTTAAAAATTTAATTGGTGATTACGATAGACAACATTTACGTATTGATGAAATTTCTCCAGATCGCACAGAATTGCGATTACGGGCAATTGATAATACCGATCCAGAATTTTTAACGCAGATTGCAAACTACATACAAACAGTTGATCAAACAGCAAGTACTTGGTATAAATCGTATTTGTTGAATTTTAGCAGAAATCAAACGGCATTGTTTGTTAACAGTGTCGTCGTAGGCGAATATTTGTATGTAAAATTGTATGAACCATTATCAGATGAATATGATGTAGATTTTAAATGTTGGATTGTTGAAGAACAAAAACCAGCATATTTAGATCGTATCACAATTGTACCGTTTGTACAAGAAAAACAATACAATAAATTATCTAATCCAAACTGGTATGCAAATGCGGCTTATAATATTTCATCTGAGACTGGATTTAAAACATGGAATGATTTATTAGGATCATCGGTTCAAACATCTCAGCAAATTGTCGATGCTTACTTTTCTGGTAGTTTATCTGGAATCAAATTAAACATTGATTATTCAGATTTCAATAATTTTGTATTCTATAGTTCTGCAACAGAACGTTTAGAAAATTTTAAATACAAACTAGAATTACTGGAATATTACGCATCACAAAGTTCTGCGGTTTCACAATTATCAGGAAGTGTTGCAACAACTAATGCAACTGATTATACAACTCAACGTACCAATTTAATTGGAGGATTTGATGCATTCGAACAATTTTTATACTATGAATCATCATCTAAACTAACTACATATACACTGCCATTAGAATCAGCCAATGTGCCTGAAGTTACCGGTAGTTATATTTCACCGGCACCTAAATTAACAAGCTCTAAACCGTATACATTAGCATCGGTGAGTAGCGCGGACTTTAAAAATTGGTTTAATTCGTTGTATGCTTCTGCAAGTTTGTATGATGATAGAAATTATAATTCATTGCTTAAAGCCGTACCGGACTTTATAAGATTTGATTCCAGCAATCAGAATTTATCGACATTTGTGAACATGTTAGGTCATCATTATGATATACTTTATACGTATATTAATCATATGACCAAAATTCATAAGCGTGAAGAAAATCCTAAGTTGGGTATGCCAAATGAATTGCTATATTCTGTAGCAAAACAATTTGGTTGGAATTTAACTGATGGAAATCAATATCAGGACTTGTGGCAATATGTTTTAGGAACATCGGAAGCGGGTATTCCATTAACCGGATCTAATACCGTAGGAGACCCTAGTGTTTCTGGCCGAGATATGACATACACTGTTTGGCGCCGCATTGTGAATAACTTGCCAATGTTACTCAAAACAAAGGGAACTAAACGCAGTGTGCAAGCCTTGTTATCATGTTACGGTGTTCCGCAATCAATGATAACTATCAAAGAATATGGAGGTCCAAGATCAGAACGTGCACCAGTATATGAAAAATTAAATTTTGATTATGCATTGGATTTAAGTGGCAGCGTAGCTGGTATTGTTACTACAAATTATTCACAATCAATTAATACCGTACAACTTAGATTCCGCACTGCTGATGTAGTTACTAATCCAACTATGCCAAGCACAATGAATTTGTTTACAGTTGGCAGTAACACAGTATCATTAGATTTCGTTTCTGGCAATAAAGCATCGATTCGTATTAATAATTCCAGTTCAGCTGCGATTGAAATGTATGACGGGGGCTGGCTTACTGCCATGCTTCGAACGTCTGGCAGTAAATTAGAAGTTGTTGCTAAGCGATCTAAATATGGAAAAATTGTAGCAGCGGCTACTGCATCTATAACGGCTACTTTTTCTTTTTCTGGATCTGTTATTATCGGTGGAACTGTGAGTGGTTCTAGACTTGTAGGGCAAGTTCAAGAATTAAGATTATGGTCAAGCAGTTTATCAGATTCTGCTTTTGACAATCATGTTAAAGCTCCAGCTGCTTATGATGCAAATATTGATGCATATACAGAATTAGTATATCGATTACCATTAACGCAAAAAATTAATCATGCAACCACCAGCAGTTTAACTGGAGTTCAGCCAGTTGCATCTTCGATATCTTCATCATTCACATCATGGACATTGAATACTCCATATGATTCAATTGAAGAGACTTATTATTATGATGGAATATCATTAGCAGCTGGGACATATGACGACAATAAAATTCGCTTGGAAGATAACGAACTAGTCGGAATACTTGATGTTAAAACCAGAGCAGAACGTAGTCAATTTGATAAGGCTCCACTTGATAGTAATAAATTAGGTGTATATTTTTCACCACAATCAATGATCGATGAAGATATCATTGCGCAATTAGGATTCACTGAATTAGATGATTATATTGGCGATCCAGGTGATGCTGAATCAAAATCATATCCAAGACTAATTCAGAAAGCACGTGATTATTGGAAAAAATACACTGATAAGAATGATATCAATTCATACATAAAAATATTCACAATGTTTGATTTGTCATTTTTTCGACAACTAGAACAACTTTTGCCAGCACGTGTTGATGCATTAACTGGTATTTTAATACAGCCAAATATTTTAGAACGTAGCAAAGACACAGTACTGCCAGCAATTTCCAATGTTAATTCTACATTAAATGTTGTTATTCAGTCTACGCAACCAACTTCTTCCGGAGATTATTTATATTATCTAGGTCAAACAGATGCTGTAGTAATGACAGTATCAGCTGAAGATGACAATCAATGGCAAGCATACCTAACTTCATCTGATTCTAGTAGATATAATGGAACTACATATTCATACGATTATTTATATTGGAATGGTTCTGCATTCATAACTGCATCCACACCATATTGGAGAAGCCAAGCAGAATTACCAGCAATTATAACTTCTACATTGTCTGAAATTTATTTGTCTAGTGGATCGTATTTTGCTACTGGTTCAAACACGTGGTCTGGCAGTTTTGCACAATTAACAAATTATTTGCCACAAGGAATTAACAATCAACGATATGCAGGTACTAAAATGTCGTCGCCAGCATTCAACGTGGATTCAACACAAACAGTTGACGGGAAGCCAGTAGTAGAATGGCGTGAAACAAATCCAAACCAATTGATATATCAAACCAATGGCGATCAGGGTAGTTTTGTTTTGGTATAATTTTTTAAGATAACATATTTATATAAAATAGGAATAAAACATGGGATATTTAGATAATAGTTCTGTTACAGTTGATGCGATTTTAACACTTAAGGGTCGCGAACTATTAGCAAAAGGCGGAAACGCTTTCAAAATTACACAATTTGCACTCGGAGATGATGAAGTTGATTATTCATTATGGAATCCAAATCATCCATTAGGAACTAACTACTATGGAGTCATCATTGAGAATATGCCGGTTACTGAAGCAATTCCTGATGAAACACAAGCTCTTCGAAGCAAACTAATCACATTGCCAAAACAAACTACTAATATACCAGTAGTAACTGTTGGGAACACTGCAATTACATTGCTAGCATCAGGCGACAGCGCTGCAATTACACCAAATACCAGCAATTTGCAAGGCGGTAATTCTAATTTAGGATACACTGCAATATTGTCAGATTCAACCGTAGCAGATATTCAAGTTACCAGAACTCTACAAAATTCAGTGCTTCCATCAACTCCTAGATATATCGGAGACAATGAAGATGCACAAAGCGTTGCAGTTGCAGGATTTGAATTCCGTGTTATTGCTAAGCCACAATACGTTTCAGATAAAACTGCTACTATTACGGTAATTGGAAATGAAACAGGTGGTAGTGTAACAATTAATTTAACAGTTAGAAAAGTTACCGCGGTAACCGTATAATAAAAAGAATGATGTATGAAAGATCTCATTAAGAATCTAAAAAATCAAGACAGAATTGGAGCGTTGCCTCCTAGACCTACAACTACTACTGTTGGCGGAACAACTACAACGACTACATCAACATCTGGCAGAGAAGTTGGCGGGCAAATAAGCAATACACAGGTTACTGCTTTTAATGCTCAGGTACAACAATTAGCTCAGGAACTTGCAAATCAAATGATTGCCGAACAACAGCAGTCTCAGATTATTGCTAGAAACGGTCGCGTGTTTACAAAATTTGATCAGCTTAATGATGTTGTAGCAAATCAAACTGAAACTGTCACTGCTGGTTTATGGAGCGATGGCGTTTCTGGATTAACTTCATATTTTAGTTCATCGGCTCAAACTACTACACAGCGTCGTTATTATGTTGATGTATATCAAGCAACTCCGGTAGCAACTGGGTCTGAAGTGCAATTCTCATTAGCTTATGGTCATGCATTAGGAAGTGGGTCATCTGCTCAAGGTACTCTAAATGATTCTCCGTCTCGAGCTATTTATTCGCAATATCGTCAATTATTGTTAAGTCCTAATACATCTAGATTTATTACTGCGGGAAGTGGTAGTACAGATCATATTTATGCGGTTAATTTTAAACGTAATCGTTTGCGTGAAAGATTAGATGCCGGAAATTTTGAATTACCATTGGTATCTATTTCATCTCGCGCTACGAATGCTACTGGCTCAGTATCAGTTGGATCTACAATTGTACGACTAATTGATGATTCTTCAATTGCATCTGCAACCGTAGGAGATTCAGGCCGAGTATATAACATTGTATCCGGGTCATTAACAAATGGTGTATTTAATTCTGCTGCACCGGTATATTATGGATTAGCATATCCTGATCACGGCGTATTAGTATTAGATGCTAAAATGCTTGATCAGAAATTAGGATTTGCTACCAACACCGGTTCGAATTCAGAAGGTAATAATCATTTTGTATTGTATCATTCTGTTTCTGGTTCAGGTGCATTAACTAATCAGTTCTTAGCACGTAATTCTGAAAAGATTACAAGCACGCATTATTTTGTAAGAATTAAAAATGCAGAATACAATTTTTCAAATAATCCGTCATTCGTAACTGGTAGTGTTGGACAATTATCACAGACTACATTTGTAGGTGATCCTAAAACATATATCACAACAGTTGGATTGTATAATGACAGTCAGGAATTGCTAGCAGTTGCAAAACTAAGTCAACCGTTGCTTAAATCATTCCAACGCGAAGCACTTATCCGGGTTAAACTAGATTTCTAAAATAACACACTGAATTAAGCCCTGTTATATTTATTATAAATGTAGCAGGGTTTTTACTGTATGGCCGAAACAAGAATTTCTAACATAGATACATATCAAGGAATTTATCCTAGTGTATTTAAAAAAGTTGATGGATCTGATATAACAATCAATCCATTCCAAACATACAAACAGTGGACTGTTTATTCTGGAAATGCTACTTCTAGTTTCTTGCCATTACAAGGTGTATATTCTGCAACCTTGCCGGCAATTGGATCTAATACCACATACAATACAGCAACAAATGTTGATAATAGTTTGCAAATTGTAACATATTATTCGGTAAATAATTTATTTTACAAACATAAAGATCAACCGTATAATACATATGGACCTAGCAATCTTAATCGAACTAATAAAGCATTGTTTGAAACTGCATCTGTATTTACTTTTCCACAGAAAAGAGTAGGAGAAGGAATTAAGCCAGGGTCATTTTCACTTAGTTCTAGTTACGCTTCTTCGGCTGCTGGAACTGTGTATGGGGCAGGAACATATGGAACGAGTTCTTATGCAGCACCGGTGCCAATTTATATTAGTTCAGATCTTTACGGTAATGTGTATGATGCAACATATAATACAGCATCTATTATTTCCAATCCAATGTTTTATGAAGGGTTCAATGAGTATTTTGATACAACCCGCATTAAATATACAGCTGCTGGCGTAACTTATGTGCCTGGCTTAATGATTTCATCACATTCAATCGGATTAGCTGCTAAATTTGCAGGAGCTGGATACATTGAAACTGAATTACCAGGTTATTACGATCGTGATCATAATTATGCAGTATCGTTTTATATTTCGGCTTCTAATCCAACTGCGCAAAATCGTTTGATCATTACAAAAGCTTCCGGTAGCAGTACTGCACAATATCCGTTCCGAGTAGAATTAAGCGGAAGTAATCAGATAGTATTTTCAGCAGCCGGTAGCAATACATTTAAGGCACAAATTACTTCATCTGCTGCAGTTACTCAATGGACGCATATACTTTGTCAAAAGTCGGGTAGCAGTTTGCAAATGTATGTTAATGGGGCTTTACACGCATCGACAACTAATGCGTTACTAGTAAACACAATGTCTCCATTCACTGCATCAGCTCGTATTGACAATACTGATACATTGAAAATTGGAGGATATAATTCTGCAGCTGCTAACTTGTATGGGGTGGTAGATGAAGTGCGAGTTTATAACAAAGCCTTAAGTAACACAGAAGTTGGATACTTGGCAGATATCACGGAAACCGGGTCATATTTACAAACCAATGTGATTGGCACCGTGTTTGCAAAACAAGGAATTGTAGTGATATCAACCCCAGATTATCGTTTTGCTGACATACTACAATCACCATACACTGCAAGTTATCGAAGCACTTTAACTACATATGAATTAGGAGTTGTTACAAAAATTGATGCTGGCGATTTCAATATGTCATTGAATCCAACTTTAACTGCGGATAACGATGTTACTTATCATTCATTTGTGACAGGCAGTGACTTTGCACCATACATTACCACAATCGGATTGTATGATGATTATGGCCAATTGTTAGCAATAGGCAAAGTAGCACAGCCAATTCGCAAAAGAAATGATGTTGATATAAATTTTTTGGTGCGTATTGATATTGATAAGAATATAGGATAACATGATACGATTAAAAAAATTATTGCGTGAAATGTCAGAATCTGATTTGAAGCGCTGTCTAAATAAAATTCGCGACAAACAATTTCGTTTGATCGGTCAAGGTGACAACGGCCGTGTTTATGAAATTGATGGCGAAGACAAAGTATTCAAGATTACACAGGAACGAGATGAATATGCAGTTGCAGAAATTATCGTAGACCGGGCAGATGAATTCACTTGTTTTATTCCTGTTTATTATGTTGATGGTAAAAACATGTACATTATGTCTAATGCTACTGAATTACCTGAAAATATACGCGTAGCAATTAATCGATTCCAAAAAGATTTTGCACAATTTGCAAGAGCAGAAGGCGGAGAAGTTTCGATATTTGATTTTATTGCTGAAACAGGTACCGCAGATCCAATCATTGATAATTTTTTAAACACTTTGCAAATAGAAATTGACAAACTAAACATACCAGAATTTGAATTAT